TTGCATTCATAAACAATCCTTTTTCATCTACATTTAACTGTAATGATTTATTTCTAGTTCTTGCTAATACCATAAATGAGTCATTATGATTATATCTTAAAACTACATCACTCATATCAGCTTCATCGAAAGCTGTAGGAGCTATTACTTCTGTATAATCATATGTTTCTGGACTATCAAATACAGCAGCATATCCTTTTATTTCCATTTTTTCATCTTCTGTTTTTTCAGCTCTAAATTGAATGTCTAATTTTCTTATTTCTTTTTCTTTCATAATTACCTCCTTAATCGTAATATCCTTCTATTTTAAATACATTAGAGTTAACATCATTGTTACTAGTTGCAGCAGTTCCATATAAGTTAGTTTGTCTTAATACTACAAAACTTGTTTTATCAGATGAAACTGCACATGTTAGAGTTGCTAATCTATTTGCATCATTTGGCTTTTGAACTACTGTAGAAGCAACATAATTATTACCATATGCTCCAATCCTTGCTCTTTCATCTAAAGACATCTCCAATACTATAGCTGGAGTTGTAGATGCACTTGCAGTAGTTCCTGTTCCTTGACCAGCACATGTATATATCTTTATTCTTTTATATGGAGTTAAATCTAAATTAGTTAACTGCCAAGCTGGACTTGCAGATATGTTAGATTGAACTGCTTTTAAGTATTCACTTGGATTTGAACTTTCCCATATTACTACTGGCTTTCTTTGGAACTCATCATATACTGCCTTAGTGCTTGGATATTTTTCTATACTAGTGCTATTTGATACAACACTTTGAACTTTATTACTTACACTTTCAAAAGTTATGATATTTGTAGTTGTTAATACATTGCTACTATTTAATGTAAATACCATGTATCTCTGTAATCCTTGATATTCTACTTCTCCAATAAATTTTAAATCTCCAGTATTTACATCTGTTACTTCTACACATTTTGCATAAAATCTACTAGTTCCCCATACTAAATCTAAATAATCAGCTCTTGATCTATTTGTTAGATTAGAAAGAACTGTATTGTAATTTAATGTTGAAGTGGTTGTATCTACTGTTCCATCTGCATTTAATAAAGTTAAGTAATAATTAGGAACTATTAAATTATCATCAACATATTTTTTATTAGCAACATCATAACTAGAGTTAGGAGTTCCTACATTTCTAATTATTGGCTTGTAGTTAGTGTTATCAGCATATCCAGTTAGAGTTAAGATTGTTCCTAAGTTAGTATTAAGTTCTTTAGTAAATCTTATTCCACTATCATAATCTTCATCTTCTATATCTAATGTTAGTGTTCCATCTATTTTTACATTTCCAGTTATTTCTCCACCAGTTTTATCGTATTTACCACTTATATCTTGATGTTGAGTTAAATACCCTACATCATTATTAAATGCACTTATATTGACTGGTATTGTAGGAATAGTAGGTTTATTTGTTAAATCGTTATAATCTCCACTAAATAATTCTGGTTTATTAGTTAAATCATCGTAATCTCCACTAAACAAATTAGGTTTATCTGTTAAATCGTTATAAGAGCCACTAAAATTACTCTTATTATTCCAATTAGTTATATCATTGTTAGTTATGCTATATGCTGGACTGCTTGTAAAGATAGGATCTTCTTCTTCTCCTATATCTCCACCTCCACTTATTACTCCAGCATCTATCTCATTTCCATTAGATAATATACAAATTAAGTGATTATTTTCTATTTTTACATCAACTATACTAACTCCACTAAATCCATAGCCATCTTTTCCCTTAACTATTCCACAATTAATCTCTTTATTGTTAGTTAATACTAATATCAATTCTCCAAATTTATTGATTCTTGCACTTTTTATTCCTACTCCATCTTTACCATCTTTTCCATCTTTGCCATCTTTTCCATTAGAGCCATCTCTACCAGTTGCTCCTTTTTCTCCCTTAGGTCCTTTAGGTCCTTTGTCTCCTTTATCTCCTTTATCTCCCTTTTCTCCTTTAGGTCCTTCTATAGAGTCTCCTTTATCTCCTTTAGGTCCTTGTAAAAGTTCGATGTTATCTATCTTATCTTCTAATTCTTTTTTTATTGTTTCTTGAATTTCTTTTATTTTTAATTGTTCTTCATTTATAGCTTGGATGCTTTCTTCAGTCTTTTCTTGGCTGCTTTTTATTTCTTCTTGGTATTCTTGGTAGGATAATTTATCTTTTTCTATTTCATCATTTATCTTTTTAATTGATTTTATTATTCTTAAATCACTATTCATAAGCTACAATCCCATCTTTTTTAATGCTGAATCAACTATTCTTTTATTGATTTCTTCTGTATCTTCTTCACTCTCTTCTCCTAATTGATAATCATTAGCTATAGTGCTATCAATATGATTTAAGTCTTGCATTATTACATCTCCATCTTCTCTAGGAGCTAAATTAAATACTTCTCTTAATTCATTGATTGTCATTATGTTATTAGCATATCTTAATAAGTTTATTTTAGTGTTATTAGAAGCATATTGTAATCTATTGCTTTCAAATAGTATCTCATTACCAAAATTTTGCTCTGTAGGAGTAAATATCTTATTAGAGAATTCTAAACTCATTTGTAATCCTATTGGCTCTAATACACTTTCATAAAAAGCATTCCATTGATCTTCACTATAATTAGATTGAACTATCTCATCACTTACTCCAAAATATGCCAATATCTTTTTATCTATGCTATTAATTTGATGTTCATTAGCAGTAGTTGGTTCTATTTTTACTGGAACAAAATCAGTAGTAGCATCTAATCCACCTATACCACTCTTATTAGCATTACTTACAAAATCATCTACAAATTGGTCTCTCATCTTCTTAACATCTTCTGGCTTTAGCATTGCTTTAGTTGATTTGATAACACCTTTTATAGATTGAGTTGTTTTTATTGCATTTACTATTCCTTCATCTAATACATGTTTTATTGATAAAGTTTTTATAATTGGCTTAGTGCTTCCACCAAATAATCCATCTTCTCCAATAAATCTAGTTAGATGGATACAACTATCATATGGAATAAATCTTTCTTTACTTCTACCAAATCTAAACTTTAACCATATCTTTCCTTGATATTCATAATATTTACCTTCACTAAAATCTAAAGGATATAATCCAGTTACTTTTAAATTCTCATCTCTTTGTATATAAATAAAAGAGTCATTATATAACTCTAAATTACTTATAACTTGATAGTAGAATTGATAAGCATTTTGTATCTCATTAGGTCTTTTTGCTAATAACTTATATAAATTATCTTTTAAGTTTTCTAATCTACCATTAAAGTTTCTAATATGTCTAGGATGCATTTTAGCTCCATTTCTTGCTATTGCATCTACACATTTTAATACATCTGGATCACTTTGAAAGTCTCCTCTATATGGAGTAAATACTGCTTTCCTATCATCTAGTATTTTTACTTCACTAGCACTATCTGGAGCTGTTGTGTTTTTATCGTTTCCAAATATAGTGCTAAATAAACTCCTAATATTCATTAAATTACCTCCTCACTAATGTAATTCAAATATTCTTGCTGTCTATTAATGTAGATAACATAAGCATCCATTAAACTAGCAGCTCCATCTATTCTCTGTCTAGCTTTTTCTTTAGATAACATTATATTTTCATTATCATCTACTTTAACTACAACATTTGATAAGTTCCACTTCAGTATAGGATTATTGTTATAATTTATCTTTTTATCCATCAAATCAGCTTTCATTTGTTTTAATGGAGCTGATTCTGTCTTATAACCTTGTCTTACTTCTTCCATAGTGAATCCATTTTCTATCATTTCATCACACCAGAATTGAGCATTCCAACTATCATATCCTACCCATAATGGTCTTAAGTCATTATTGTTAACTTCTTCTAAGAACCACTTAGTAACATCATGATAGTCTATTTTATTATCTCCACTCAATCTTAGCCATCCAGCTTTTAGCCATTTGTCATATGGTATTTTATCTTCTATTACTTTTTTCTCTAAATGATTGGATGGTATAAAATACATTTGTTTTACTCTTATTTTTCCTTTAACTACTCCTAGTATAGTTGCACATGTTAAATCTGTTGTAGATGATAAATCACATCCACCTATACAGTAGCAGTCTTTCCAATCTGTATATATTTCTTCGTTGTTTAAATCTTCGAAAGTTAGCCAAGCATTTATACTATTTTGTCTTACATTGAAATCTTTACATAATAAGTTAACTAACTCTATTGGATTGTTTTTAGCTCTTTCTACTTTTTCTCTTAGGCTCTTTAGTGCTTTTATCTTTCCTAGTGATGGATTGGCTTTATACCATGCTTCTTCATCAGTCCACTCTTTTTCATCATCTAACTCATAAATAACTGGTAATAATACATCATCTTTAATAGTTCCATCTATTACTTGACTAGCATAATCATATTCTATATCAAATACATTCTGTCTTACTGTTCCCATTGTAGAAGTTTCTAATAATAGTGGCTGCTCTCTAGCACTCATTGAGTCATACATAACATCTAATAGGTTTTTATCTTTCCAAGCATGGACTTCATCAGCTATTACTAAATGAGCATTCAATCCATCTAATGAGTTGCTATCACTTGCTAAAGCTCTAAAACTTGAATCAGTTGCATCATAGTATATTCCACCAACTAAACATCTTATTCTTTTTGCTAATGCTGGAGATTTCTTTATCATCTTTTTTGATTCTTCCCATACTATTTTAGATTGATCTCTTTTAGTTGCTATGGAGTATATTTCGGCTCCTCCTTCATTATCTTTAGTTAACATATAATTAGCAACTGCACTATCTAATACTGATTTTCCATTTTTTCTTGCTACAAATAAAATAGCTTTCCTATATTTCCTAAGTCCACTATCTTTATCTACAAATCCAAATAATGCTTGTAAAAATGCTTTTTGAAATAACTCTAACTTTAGTGGCTTTCCATTCCATTTTCCTTTAGATTGTCTGCAATACTTTTCTATAAAATGAATACATCTTAGAGATTTTTTCTCATCAAATATATATGTATGTGTTTCATCTTCTCCAGTCAATCTATTATGAAACATGACTCTTTCTTCTTTCTTTAGATTGTCATATAGTCTTTTATATATAGTTTTTACTTTTTTACATACTTTTTTAGGATTGTCATTTATCCAGTTGTAATACTCTTCTATATATGTCATAGATTATCTTCATCAAAATCGTCATCATTGTTTCTATTATCTTGATTCATCATTTCTCTTAACTTTAATATCTTGTTAAAAGCACTATCACTAGTTTTAGTGTATTTATCTACTGCTGGATGGATATAAACATTTTCTCTACCTTTAACATACTCTTTTGTTATTGTAGAGCCATCCTCTCTAAATGATTTCTCTAATGAATCTAGCATTTCTATTTGAACTTCTAACAAATGGTAACTAGTTAAAAAAGAGGAATCACTTTCAAATCCTCTTTCTATAGCTTCTGCTAATATGCCTTTTGCTAAATCTTTAACATTCTTATCATTTTTTTTCATATATCACCAATTCCTTTTAAATTCCAAAAAAAGTTGTGTATTTCTTACAAATATTTGTAAAG